GTAAATCTTTTTAAGATCTTTGTTCAATCGAAGACCAGGTTGTTTAACTTTGGCTCCTACTCGATGGTGATATCTAACTACCGAATCCTCATCAAAATCATTAGATGTTGGATAAAGAGTAATCAGATTTTTCATCAGCTCTGCACCATAAACGTTGTACTCAATAACCAAACGAAGATTTTCTTGTTCAAATATTTTAACCGACATTGTATAAAGAACTTTTGCAAAATTCTCGATTGAATGTATATTTGAACGAAATAAACCAACCTGCTTTAAAGAAAAGAAGTCGGTGATTCCACCAGGAGATTCTAGTTTTTCAATATCTTCGTATGATAAAGAATCAAGTTCGAATATATTTATCACTGAATGATCGCGTCCTATTCCTTCTGCCAAATCTATTCCAAATACAAAAAATCTTTTGGGATCTTCAATATACAATGGATCAAAATCTGGGTGCCATTTTAGTTGAGAATAATCTAAACCTAAATCATCGAGTGCATCAAATTCATGGAAGACATATTCAACCTCATCTCTCTTAAGTCTTTTAAGTTCATCGGACGAAAGTAGAAGATTTGATGATGATAAGAATTGACAACCGTATTGTTGATTAAATGCTTCAAGTGAACCTAAATTGGCAATCTCTCGTTCTTTCCATTCTTCATCTCTACCAGGAACTTGCCACCAATCGACTCGCATCGCTTTATATTCATTAGTTCCATCGACTGCTGAACTATATAAATCATGAAATAGATCAAATCCATTAGGAGTACTCGTTATGATTACTCTGGATATTTTGGATGATGATAGAGTTGGGTAAACGTTTTCATAAAAGGTTCTTTTGATACCTTCTGGAATATGCGCAAACTCATCTATAAATAGCAAATGGATGGTAAATCCAATACCACCAGTTTTTGTAGTATTCTGACCAATGATACGACATTTATTATCAAATATCATGGTCATAACGTCTTTCTTATTAACACCAGGTTTTAAGAAGAATGGAAGACCTTCAACAATTGCTTTGATCTTATCCATGATCTCTTTCGTCGTTGCTCCTTTGTTAGACATAAGGAGTACGTTTTTATCAAAATGAAATAGAAGATACCAAGTTAAGAAAATAGATGAGGTAATCGTTTTACCAATCTGACGAGATGCCATAAAGATATTCCAACGATTAGCTTGATATGATCGAAGTACATCTTCTTGGTATGGTCGAAGATTAATTTTCATATAACCTTCATCGGTCATTACTGTACAATAGTGATTGGCAAAATGAATGATGTCTTTAGCACACTTCTTTATTTCTTCATATTCCCAATCGGTATATTCAAAGACGATATTTCCTTTACGATAACTTGGATCTCCTTCATAAAAAGGATGTTCTGCCGTAGCATAACCTTCTTCCATTGCCAAAAGTAATTTTTCAACTTTTGCAGTTGTCCAAATTACTTTGTTATCTTCAGAATTCTCTTCTTTATATTCTTTTACTTTAAACATAAATTATAGATTTTTGAAAGAATATCCATTTTCTGTTGCCCATGTATGTGCAATCTTTAAGATCTCTAATGAATTAATTCCTTCACCATTAATATGAAATACTAAAATATCTCCAGGTCGAGTATTTTGAGCGAGATATGCCAAACCGACTTTATTAGGATTTGGTAATTCTGGTACACTTTTATCAAATACATGCCCTGCCCAAGATGCATATTTAATACCAAGAGGTTCAAGTATATTAAATGTATCTTCATTAGGTTTTCCATAAGGACAACGATACCATTTTACTTTTCGATCTAATTCATTCTCGATGAAATTTACACAAGAATCAATATCATATGTTTGTTCACGAAAATCTTGACTGGATGGACGAGCATGATTAAATCCATGACCGCCTATTTCGAATTGAGGAGATTTTAGAAATTCTAAATTTTTGGATTTGTTTGTTTTATACCATTCAATATTTAGGAATATTGTAGCCGGTATTTTATTTTGGATTAGCCAATCAATAATATCCGTGTCTACTTCATTAGTAGGACATGTGTCAAATGTTAGATAAAGAACCTTCTCTTCTGTATCAATTCTAGTAAATTGTTTGGGATCTAATTCTTTATCACCATGCCCTGTGATTTTAATATAATTGTGAAAGGTTTTGAATGTACCTTTAATTGGCTTAATCATTTACATTTCTTCTTGATTTTCTGAGTCAAAATCAGTTTCTTCGATTTCTTCTCCATTGATTTCAGATTGAATGTCTCTCATTAAATTTCGAGTTCCTCTATTAACAGTTGCAATCTGAGGTTTTGTATCTTTTGGCGTGATATCAATTGAATCTCCGTAGATATCAATATCCCGTTTAAGTTTTTTCATATTCTCTTCAGCTGCCATCATATGAAGGGTTTGATGCTTCATAATATCTAACATGGTTTTTTGTAAACCGCCAAGAACTTCAAACATACGAGGTGAGGCTTCACCGGCATCAATTGATCTTAGTAAAGTAACAATAGCATGTTCAGCAGTTCTCATCTGAAACATTAGGTTACTCATCGTCATTACATCAATTTTAGCTTTAAGTGTAATGTATTCATTCTTTTGAATTAACTCCTGAGATAGGTAGAATTTCAAAAGAGAATTCATTAACTTCTTGGCCTTAGATTGTGCTATATCTTTTTCTCCATCATAATCTAAAGGATCTGTAACTTGAAATGCAGGTAATCCACCACCAGATAATGCCGGAGTAGAATTTGATTGCTGATCTTCTGCTAACAAATCATCTATAGATTTTCTTACTGGATCGTTTTTATCTTCCATAATTTATTTATTGGATGCACTATATAGCATCTCTTATGTTTTATTATTATTTGCAGGAAATGTGTAAATGAATCAAAGATGGTACTGAATCTGACAGTTCTAAAATAACATATAACCTTTATCTAAGGTGATCGAGGAAATAATATAGTTCTTCAGGCAGATAGGGTAATTCTCCTTCATTCTCACTTATATTGCAAAGGATTCTCCACATCCACAAGTTCTACTTGCATTAGGGTTTATAAATTGAAAACCTTTACCATTTAATCCTCCACTGAATTCTAATTCGGTGCCGCATAAATATAACCAAGATTTCATATCTACTAATATTTTTATTCCTTTATCTTCAACAAGAGTATCTGATTCTAATTTTTCGGTATCAAATGAAAGATCATAAGATAATCCACTACATCCTCCGCCTTTTACTGACACTCTAACATAAGATGCTTTAAATTCATTTTCCTCAATCAATGAATTTAATTTTATTGCTGCGGTATCACTTACTGTTATCATTTTATTATCGAACATATTCCTTAACTAAACGTAGAGGAGGTATAGCATTGTCTATCGCCAAAGATAAATGAGAATCTCTTACTACATATTGATTAAGAACTAATGCTTGTTTTTCTTCTTCGATAGATTCTTTCCAAATTCTTACGTTTGTTATTCCTAACGTTCCACCTACTAAAGTAAAATTAGTTGATGTGGGTTTAACATCTTCTGGTACCATTGAAACGTTTTGAGTATAAACTAACTGTAGATCCGTTGTCTTTTGAGAGGTTGGTGCCGCCTGAGACCATTTCATTTTCCAAATATGAATTGATGCTTGTGAGAAGTCATTAAGTTGATTAAACACAATAGCATACCATTCATCTCTATTCAATTGAGGAAAGCTCTCATTGAATTGTAGAATTTGATTGTTTATCTTAACTTCTATTCCACTAGTTACAACCGTATCATTTACGTTATTGTAAAGAAGGTTCATTTGATATCCCTTAGATTCTGATTGATTATATCCATTTAATAGGGTATCAAAAGTATTAGTTTGAGTTTTCCAATTAGATTTTAAAGGTTTGAACCATGCAGAAAATGCGGTATGTTCAATTTTAGGTCGGTTTACTGTCAATTTATATTTCACTGCTAAATCATTTTGCTTAATTCCACTATTCAACTCATAGAAGTATTTACCAACTACCGTAAAGTAATTGTTTAGATCATATGTTTTTATTTGAATATCTTTATTAACAAGAGATCTAACGTTATCATATCCACCAATGTTATTCATTGATGCGGTTACATATTGATCAGGTTTTGTTATTTTTAAAAATTCTTTGTCCACTTCTGGTTGTAAGATCTCATCAAAATTCTCTGTTAGATTATCTACATAATCATTAATTTCTTTGATATCTCTCATTACATTTAATTTGTCTTGCCATTTGTATAACATTACTTTGTAATAAACTTGAGACATCATAAAGTCACGATATAAGTATGCCGAATGAACTTCGAACATACGATCTATGAGAGGAAAGTATAAATAATCTTTTTGCTCTGGTAAATCATCTACACCAAAGGCTCTTTCAAAGTGATCTCTTACTATGTGTATTTCTAATCCCTCACCAAAATCCATATCATAAGGTAAAAATGCAATAGCATTATCAGGGAATGTATTTTCAGGAACCATGATTTTGATGTCTTTAACATCAGTTACATTGAATAAAGAATATTCCTTTAATACGGCATCAGCGGAAGCAGTATCAGCTTGAGTTTTGAAATAACGAACACAATGACCAAACATTTCAGATACGGCACATGCAGCTTCTCGATAGAAGTTGATTGCTGGATTCATTAAATTATAAGGTTGAAATAGTAATCTTGGATCGCAATCAATTCTTACTCCGGTATAGAAGTTTTGAGATGGCGAACATTGTGCATAACATGAAGATTTTCCAAATGGAGATATGCTCATTTGTTCAGCTGCATTACGGTTCTCAAATTCTATTGCGGCTAACGTAATAGTTCTAGTTCCTACATCGGTTCCATATCTAATTAAACGAAACTCTAAAAAGAATGAATCGTGATTAGTAATTATCTGATTGATTAAATCTTGCTGATTAGTGGCTGGTGTAGTTTGAGTTGTCCACGCTTCCCATGCTGACCATACCATACCATCATATGACCAACGTATAGATACGTTATGGCCATTTTCTGCAGTATCTAGAGGAGAAAAATCAAAAGATACTGATTGTATAGATTCAATTAAATTAAAAGGTTCTGAAAATCTAATAACTAAAGCGTCGTTTGCTTTATATGTGTTATTGTTTGCAGAGATATCGAGTACAAATCTCATTGAGTTTGGTTATTTTAAAATAATGCCGAAAACTGCAGTAAGAATTAAACCTATGATAGATGTGTAGATTATCCAAAGTGCTTTATTTACTCCATCTCTCCACGATTCAAGAGATTCTAATCTAGAAAGTAATTTAGGATAATCATCTACGATATCCTCGATTTCTTTTCCGAATCTCTCAATAGAGTCGGTATTTTTATTGATTCTTACGATAACTCCATCATCTGGATTAAAAAGTCTTTTTTTGAAGTATTCTAGATCTTCTTTAATTACTTTTTGATCGTTTTGCATAGATGAAATCATTGCTTTCATGCTCTCAATCTCACCATTCGGTAATTTAGCTTGAATAGTTTGTATTGCTATTAGGATTTCTTCGAATCTCTTATCTATAGTTGGAGCTGCTCCTGACATTATCTCGGAATGTTTTTTTTATATATTCAAATTACTTCTTAACAATTAGGAGTAAGATAGAATTATCTTTTTCGAGTTTAGGACCAATAATCATAAGAATTCTATGGATTATTTCTAATTCTTCGCTTTCATCATCTAGAGTAGCGGAGTATACTGATAGCTTATCGATTAATTCATGTGTTTGTATCTCGGTATAGGCTTTAGGCTTAAGTATATCATATACAAAAACTCCAATATCTTTGAGAATACAATCCACTAGAAAAAGATCGGCTCCATCAAATTCGGCAGTAAGATCTAATCTTGAATGAGCTATACGATAATCAAAGGAAATAGTATTTTCTTTCTCTCTAGAGAAATTGTTAGATTGAGAGACATTTACCTTGAAATACTTAATAGATTGGAATCTAGATAGTATTGAATCTATAAAGTAAATAGAAGTCGCGTTTTTGAATAGTGTTTT